AAAAAAGTTGTAATCCTTGCCAACGGTAAACCGCTAGACCATATCCCATTCTACATTGCAGGTACAGAAGACAATACGCCCGCGGTTGATCAACCTATGTTGCTAGACTTGGCTAATATGAATATCAGTCACTACCAATCAACGGCTAACGTAGAGGAGGCGGCGTACCTCTTGGGCTGCCCAACTTTGCATATTGATATTGGTGAGATGAGCGCAGATGAATTTAAGTCAGTTAATGGATCAAGAATAGAAGTAGGCGCTAGAAAGGGCATTCAGACCCAAGGCGGTAAAATTGAAATGGTACAAGCCAGCGAGTCAGGCCTTGGCGCTGACCAAATGGAAAAGAAAATTGAGCGCATGAAGGAGCTAGGCGCTAAGCTTGTGACCAATTCAGGCCAAAACGAAACCGCAGAGGCGGCTCGTATCAATGCTAGCGGTGAGGCAAGCGCCTTAGATATTGCCGTCAATAATCTATCGGACGTCATGGAAAAAGCGTTAGAGGATTTTATGCGATTCCTTGGCGTTGAAGCTGAGATTACTTATCGCCTAAATACCGAATTCTGGGAAGCATCACTAGATCCGCAAGTCTTGAGTGCAATAACTGGCCTTAAAACAATAGGCACCATTGCTAACCAAGATTTACGATATATGATCCGCACCAAGCAAATAGGATTCGAGGAAGGCCGCACGGACGAAGATATTGACCTTTCAATAGCCAATGACAATAGCGGTTTAACACTTGATAGTTAATTGCTATAATCACACACAGAAGGCTTGACAGGTCGTTAAGCCGAGCAACTTTAGCGGGTGCTAGAATGCCAGTACAGATTGAACATGAAGGCGAAACAAAAACCTTCTACACACAAAAAGAATTAGACGCAGAAGTAGCAGGTCTTAAAGTTACACTTGGCCAATTAAAGGCTGAGAAAGACGACTTAAAAACCAAAGCAGACAGCGCAGCAGAAGAAGTGCGAAACGCACAGGAAGCGGCAGCTAAAGCAACTGGTGATAAAGAAGCGCTAGAGCGCATTAGCGCAGAACGTGAGCAAGAAGCACAAGCAAGCTTAAACGAGCTTAAAAACTCAATTAAGACTGAAAAGATTAATAATTTTTACAATGATATTGTGACAGAATTAGGCGCTGGCGGATCTAAGAATGAAGACCTCCGAGACTTACTAAAAGCTCGTTTTCCAGCCGATTACGATATGCAAGAACACAACATCAAGCTAGGCGGCGTTTCTAGTATTGATGAATTAAAGAAAACTATCAAAGAAAGCGGTCGTTATGACGATTTCTTAGCAGGTACAGGATCATTGGGCGGGCGCTCTAATGGTTCCACAAGCACGGGCGCGGCTACTAAAAAGCTTTCAGAAATGACAGCTACAGAAGAAGCTTTGTTTGCACGGGAAAACCCTGAGCAATACAAGCAAATGATCACTCAATAGTAAGGAACCATTATGGCTACTACTCAAATTGCGGATATTTATAACCCGCTTACGTTTGGCCGCCGCGAACAAGAAGCGCAGCTTGAGCTAAACAAATTCATTAACTCTGGTGTTATGGTTATGGACGGTGCTGTCCAAAATCAAATCGGCCAAGGCGGTAACACTGGTGAGCTAACTGGTTTAGCTCCATTAGGCACAGAAGAGCCTAACTATTCTAGTGACAATCCAGCTGCTACGTCTACAGCTGCAAAGATCACTAGTAAGAAAATGTCTTTCCGTTTGGCTTCACAAAACAAGTCTTGGTCTACTATGGACTTATCACGTGAACTAGCTTTAGTTGATCCTGTAGGCGGCATCACTAGCCGTGTAGGTTCATACTGGGCTACTAACAACGAGAAGCGCTTAATCTCTAGCTGTTTAGGTGTGCTTGCGGATAACGTGGCGAATGACTCTAGCGATATGGTTAAGGTTGTTGCAACTGACGGCGCTGGCGCAGTAACTGACGCTGAGCGTATTAGCGCTGAGGTTGTGTTGGATGCTAAGCAAACCCTTGGCGACCATGCTCAAAGCCTTTCAGCTATGGCGGTTCACTCTGCTATTTTCACTCGACTACAAAAGCAAAACCTAATCGTGTACATTCCTGATGCACGCGGTGAAGTGAACATCCCCACTTACTTAGGTTACACCCTAATTGTGGATGATAGCCTACCAGCTGTAGCGGGTACAAACCGTATCACTTACACTTGTGTATTGTTCGGCGCTGGCTCTTTCGTAGCAGCTAACGGCAAGGTAGTAACGCCTTCTGAAATGGATCGTAATCCTGATGCTGGTAACGGTGGCGGTGAAGAAGTTCTTTACTCCCGTCGTTCTGATCTTATCCACCCATTAGGCTTTAGCTTCACTTCTGCTTCTGTTGCTGGTCAATCAGCCACTCAAGCTGAGTTAAAACTAGCTGCAAACTGGGATCGCGTATGGGAACGTAAAAATATCCCATTAGCATTCCTGCAAGTTAACGACTAATACTAGATTAGCGTGAACTATCCCCGCCAAGTGCGGGGATTTTTTTACCTGCTATTTGCGTGCTATAATAAGCCAATCATTATGAGGGAAAGACCATGACAGAAAAGACTAAACCAGTAGCTAAGAAAGAAGAAGCCAAGCCAGTCGTAGAAGCCAAGCCAGTAGCGGCACCAGCTGGTGAGCAAGCGCCATTAGAATTGATTAACCTGATCTCTAGCGGAATGAGCATGAAAGAAGCTAAAGCTAAACTAGGTATTGAATAACATGGCTAGAATCCCAATGTCACGCGGCAGCGGGATTCGATTCCTGCAAAAAATGGGCACGCCTACCCAATCCGCCCAGTATTACGTATGGTCACAGCCGCCAGAGGGTGTAACTACATCCGGAATAATCAATCAGAACTCAAACTTTGCAGAGCCAGCGGGTGAAGGATGGACAGAAGAAGAGACGGGCGACAATTCCGGATCCGTTGACTATACAACTATTGGCTTTGCTATATTCGCATCAACTTTACTAGGTGGCATATATATCAATCAGTCTATTATGAGCATAGGCAATACCTATCGAGTTGAAATAGATGTGTCTAATTATGTGGCAGGCTCACTTACCATTAAAAACGATACTGACGAAATAGATTGCGGCATTACAGAAACTGGCACGTTTGTAATTGAATTTGTGGCCAAGTCTGCTTTGTTTTCCATAGGGTTGTTGCTGGGGTCTATTCAAGCTCTAACATGTAGCGGCATTCGCTTATATAGGATTCTATAATGGCATGGGCAATACCAGGGTTATTTAGTGATCTGCTAAGTAGTAACACTGAAAACGCAAGACGGCTCAAAACAGAAGACGGTTCAACCGCTTACGATGAAGGCCGTTTATTCAGAACTCAGTATGATATTCTTAGCGGTGAAACACTCCCGTTGGTTATCAAGTTTGAAATATCAACTAATATAAATCTACTGTCAGCGTTGCAAGATGTACATGATGGCTCTATGAGGTATCGTGTATTTGCTAGCGGAACAGAAGGCGGAACGTTTTCGCCTATTGCTGTTTATCGGGCAAATAACAAAACAGGCGTGCCTATAGTTGATTCTGGGCTAGTTGTTTCAGTAGGTGGTACGCTAAATGTAACTGGCATAAAACCAATTGATATATCTTATATTAGAACCGCTGGCGCAAGTGGCCAGACAAGTACAGTGGAAGGTTTGCAGTCAAGAATGCGAGGCTTCCCGCCAACGACCGCCTATGTGGTAGTCGACCAAATACCAACCAGTAACAAAGCCCCTGAGGGGGTCCTTAAATATGAATGGAGTGTTGATTAATGGCACTAATCGGATACGCAACAACAGAAGAATTTGAAGCAGCAGCGGCATCAAGAGGTGTAACATTGCTTAGACCGTCTAGCCAGACACTTACCCAAGCTCTTGATTATATAGAGCTTCAAACATATAAGGGTGAAAAGACCGACCCAGACCAGTTTTTAGAATGGCCACGCAATGGCGATACAGAGATCCCGTTAAAGATAAAACTAGCTCAAATGGAGGCGGCTGGAATATACGACAAAGGCGGCGATCCACTAGGCGATGTCGGCCAGCGTGTCACACAAGAAACTGTTTTTGGTGCTGTTTCCGTGTCATACTCAGACAAAGGAAACCAGTCGACTGTATACCGCAAGCTTAATGCAACACTTGCGCCATTCTTGGCTAGTGGCGGTTATGGTTCGAGCAACTTTGCAGTATCACATGGGTAACTAACTATGACCACTATCGTCTATGATCATAAACGCGGGCAGATTGCTTGCGATAGCAGGCTAACAATCGGAAGCTTGATAGCGACCGATACTGCAGATAAAACACTAGAAACATCAAAAGGTATTGTGTTTTTAGCAGGATCAATAGGCGATTTCGAGACCCTTGCAAAATTAATAGAAAACAATGAGCATGGCGCTAGCGACCCTCAAGATGGCGAGCTTGAGTGTGATGCTATGCTTATAATGAATGGTAGTGTTTACAATGTATTTATGTCGGACGATATAGTAAATTATCAAAGATGCTCATTCTCAAATGGCATAGGAAGTGGTCGTGATTGGGCTTTATCATCCCTAGACCACGGCAAAAACGCAAAACAGGCCGTTGAATACGCAGCCACGCGCGATATATACACGGGCGGCAAGGTTCGCGTTTACGATATTAAGAAAGGTAAGTTTATAAATGGCTGATTTTTACGGGCGCATGACAGACACGGCTAGTCGATTGATGGCCAAGTTTAAGCAGGGCGTTATTGAATATGTGCCGCTCGTAGCGGGTGCGACTAAATACGACCCAATGACAGAGGGCACGCCAATTCCACTTGATGCCACAGCCATGGGCGTTGCTAAGGAATACGTTGACGATTTAATCAGTGCTTCTGATATTCAGGTAACAAGCGCTGTTTTTGGTGCCACGCCAGACATGAAGGGGCGTATCAAGATTGACGGGGAAAGTCGCGAGATTATCCGAATAAAAAAAGTGATGGCATCAGGCGATCCTATAGTGTGGTTGATTTTTGTTAAGGGGTAGTAAATAGCCCGCCACATCAAACCTTGCTATAATGCCCCAATACTAGGGGCTTTTTTATGAAATTTTCAGATGTTAGATTTGGGCAGTTCTTATGTTGGGTTGTTACAGGTCATACATGGGATAAGACTCACACGCGAAGACAAATGAGCAGATCAATGAATACCTGCCTTCATTGCGGTAAGACGGTTGCGGGGCCGGATTAATGGCTATCAATCTCGATTTAATCGCACAGCAAAAAGAACGCGACATGGTGAAAGCATTCGCGGCTGCTGTGGCGGATATAAAAAACACTGTTCAACTTAACGAATTAGAGTCGGCTATTGAACGCCAAGACGCTGATGCAGTCGTGCGCCTTCTGGGTATTGATAGGGCGGCGTTTGAGCAAGTAGACGATGAAATATACCAAGCGTATCGCACAGGCGGTTTAACGGGCGTAGAGCAAATAGGACGCATACCCACCGAGCTGGGCAATGTAGCTTTCCGTTTTGACATGGGCGCACCTGCTGCAATTGATTGGATACGGGCCGAATCTAGCCAGCTTGTAACGGAGATAGTTACAGATCAAGTGGCCATGATTCAGCAACAACTTGAACGAGGCTTAGAGTTAGGCAATAACCCGCGCACGACTGCTTGTGACCTTGTTGGCAGGTATAACCCAGAAACGGGTAGGCGTACAGGCGGGACTATTGGGCTGACTACACAGCAAACTGGGTGGATCAATAAAGCCCGCGATGAACTACTTTCGTTAGATAAAAACTATCTTACCCGTGAATTGAGAGATAAACGTTTTGATTCTGTAATACAAAAGGCCATAGAAGATGGCAAACCACTTACTAAAGCTCAAATAGATAACGCAATCAATAGAATGCAAAGCAATACGCTCCGCTTCCGTGGCGAGGTTATCGCGCGAACTGAGTCTATCAATGCTTTGCGTGCTGGACAGTTTCAAGCAGTGCAACAGTCTTTGGATGTTGGCGAGCTGGATTCGCAGGATGCAAGCAAGGCATGGGATGCTACAGGCGACTCAAGGACGCGACTAGACCACTGGCAGATGGAGGCTAAGTACAAAGACGGCATACCTATTAATGAAGCGTTCCAATTTCCAGATGGCACGGAAGCAATGTACCCAGGGGATAACTCACTAGGCGCATCGGCTAAGCAGGTTATACAGTGTCGTTGTCGCAATGTGATTAAAATAGATTTTATTGGCAAGCAGGTGAGAATGGAGGGGTTTAAATGACATTCACCGCCGACATAAACAAATTTATATCATCTAGCAATGACCGCATTGAGGCCGTGTTTAAGCAGTCTATTCAAGAGGTCATCCAAGAGGCCCAAACCGACTATAACAAGGGCGGCTTTACCCCTATTGATACTAGTTTTTTAATCAACTCAGGGCAGGCGGCAATTGGACGCATTCCTATTGGGCCTGATGAAAAGCCAGAGAACTACACTGTACAAAACTGGGACGCAGGCGAAACGGTAACGACAATAAACCGTTGGCGAGTTGGCGAAACTTTATACTTTGGCTGGACGGCTAACTATGCCCGCGCAATGGAAAACAGATACATGTTCATGCGCAAAGCGGCGCAGAATTGGCAGTATACCGTGGCTAAGAATGCGGGTTTATTAATGAGTAAAACACTACGGGCGCAAGCAAGATGACAACCAACGCAAACATACACATAGCACTAATGGACAAGGTAGACGCATTCGCAACTGCTAATAGCCTGCCAGTTAATGAGATAGGCGTAGACTTCGATGAACCTTCTAGCGGTGCATGGCTACAATTCTCTATTGCGCCGAACGATCGTAATCATGGCATTAACGAAACTAAAGTATTCCGCCGTGGTATCTGCCAGATCAACGTATGCAATAAGAAGAATAATGGCATCAAGCAACTGCTATATATAGCTGATTTAATCGAGACTGAGTTCCCGCTTGCTACTGTATTGCTTGACTCAATTCGCGTCACTGCAAGCCCTAAAGCAGCCGAACCATTCCAGCGTGGCGGTGTATTTGTCTTGCAGGTATCTTTTGAATATTCAGAGTGATAAAATACGACTATCACCAAAACAACCATCATAGGAAAAACTAATGGCTGATAC